AGCTGGCGCAGCTGCTGACCGCGCCTGGTTCGGTTTGGCGCTATGCGTATCAGCTGCCAGGCGACCGTCTTGGCAACCCACGCGCCGTCTACAACTCGAGCGCTGTTGGCTCGCCAGTTCAGAAGGATTGGGAGATCCAGGGCGACCAGTTGCTTACCAATCTGACGGCTGTCTACATCGACTATCAGTACAGCGTTGGCGAGTTCGCCATGCCGCAGTACTTTGTCCAGCTGCTCAAGTACATGATGGCCTGGCATCTGGCTCTTCCAATCACCGAGCAGGCCGATCGAGCACAGTACTGGCAGCAGGTGGCCACAGGCGTGATCGGCGAGAACGGGCGCGGTGGATACTTCCGCACTGCAACTCAGATCGACGGCCAAGGACAGCCATCGCGTGTCATCGAAGACTTCAGCCTGATCGCAGTAAGGGGTTGAGATGCCGCGCTTCGTAGACATCCAGACCAACTTCACGACCGGCGAGCTCGACCCGCTGCTGCGTGCGCGTGTTGATCTGCAGCAGTACGAGAACGCGCTGGCCAAGGCAACCAATGTCGTGATCCAGCCGCAAGGCGGGATGCGCCGCCGACCAGGACTCAAGCACCTGCTCGAGCTCCCCAACTCATCGACCCCCAGCGCGGCCAATGGCGTGCGGCTGATCCCGTTTGAGTTCTCGGTCGACGACAGCTATATGCTGTGTTTCGTCGCTGGTCGGATGTATGTCTTCAAAGACGGAGCTGTTGTCACCAACATCAACGCTAGTGGCAACAACTACCTGACCGTCTCCAGCATCACTGGTGCCATGCTCTCCAGCATCTGCTGGACACAGAGCGCCGACACGCTGATTGTGGTGCATCCAGACCTGCAGCCGATCAAGATCGTGCGCGGCGCATCAGACTCAAGCTGGACAGCAACGACGATAACCTTCGACAGCATCCCAAACTATGCTTTCACGGTGACGGTTACCACGCCGTCTGTAGGCCACCTGACTCCAAGCGCTGTGTCTGGGAATGTTACGCTGACATCCCAAAACAGCTTCTTCACATCTAGTCATGTTGGCCAGTACATCAACGCCGTCCCGCAAGGGCGTGCCAAGATCATCGCGTTTGATAGCGGAACCACTGTGCGAGCCGTGGTCGAGTATCCATTTTTTAACACCAGCAATATCCCGCAGGGCAGCTGGGAGCTTGAGAGCGGATACGAGGCTGTGTGGTCGAGCACAAAGGGCTGGCCTCGCACCGTCACCTTCCACGAGGGTCGCCTATACTTTGGCGGCAGCAAGTCCAGACCGGCCACAATCTGGGGCTCCAAGATCGGCCTATTCTTTGACTTCCAGCCAACTGAGTCGCTGGACGATGATGCGATCGAGGCCACGCTGGAAACCAACCAGCTGAATGTGATCGTGGACATGATCTCTGGCCGAGACCTGCAGGTGTTCACTACTGGCGGCGAGTTCTATGTCCCGCAGACAGGAACTGAGCCGATCACCCCGACAACCCTGGCATTCAAGGCCGTGAGCCGTAACGGCACAAAGCCCGGCACACGGGTGCAGCCGATTGAGTCTGGCTCGGTCTATGTCCAGCGCCAGGGCAAGGCTCTCAACGAATTCCTCTATTCGGACACGCAGGCGACCTATGTGACCCAGCGCATCTCGCTGCTGGCTGGCCACCTGTTAAAGACACCAACCCGGCTGGCTCTGCGCCGCGCCACCAGCACCGACGAGGGAGATCTGCTGCTGTCGGTCAACTCGCAGGATGACACTCTGGCTGTCTTCAGCGTTATGCGATCGCAGCAGATCACCGCGCCGAGCGAATTCACCACTGACGGAGAATTCCTCGACTGCAATGTGGATGTGACAGACATCTATGCTGTGACCAAGCGGGTGTTCAACGGCACGACCCGGTACTTTGTCGAGCTCTTTGGGTATGACTATTACACCGACTGCGCCTTCGTTGGAGGCTCTGCAGGTGGTGTTGGCTCTGGCCTGCCACATATCGGCAAGGCGCTCAATGTCATCACCGATGGGGTTCCGCAGTCCAACGAGACGGTGAGCGCTGGCGGTGCTGTCACCTTCGACCGCGAGAGCACCACCAGCTACGAGGTTGGCCTGCCATTCACGGTCTACGCCAAGACCATGCCGGTCGAGGTCAAGCTACAGACGGGCACCCGCATGGGGTTCAAAAAGCGGATCGTTGAGATCAATGCCATCGTCGATGAAACGCAGCATTTGCAGCTGAACAATAACCCAGTGCCATTCCGCACCTTTGACAACCCGTTGCTAGACGACCCAGAGCCAACCTATACAGGGATCAAGCGGGTCAACGGGGTGCGCGGCTACAACCGCGAGGCAGCGATTGAGATCAGCCAGACGCTGCCGCTGAAGATGACCCTGCTGGGCCTCGAGTACAAGGTCGCGGTGAGCGGAGGAACCTGATGGACTTAAACCTTACAACACAACAGCAGGGCAACCTGATGGCCGTCACCGGGTTGATCTCGAGTGTCGGCCAGCGTTACGCCCAGCAGGCGGCTGGCATCCAGCAGCAGACCGCATATCAGCTAAATGCCATCAACACATTGGCCATCGCCAATGTGCGGGCTGACCAGGAGGAGCGCTATGCCGCGATCCAAGCTGGTCGGACGCTGCAGCGTGCAGAGCTTGAGTCGCTCAATTACAAGATGGCTGGCAATGCCCTTCTCCGCAACCTGGAGCGCACCAACGCCACGGCCAGAGCGCGTGCAGCAGCCAACGGCGTGGCATATTTTGAGGGCTCGGCTGCTGGCGTGCAGGATTACAACATCCGTGCGACCATGCGAGATGTCGGCATCAGTGACTTCAACGCGCTGGTGGCTAGGGTTATGGGCTTTGAGGATGCGAGCGCGATGCTGTTGAATTCGCAGGTTCAGGCCGAGCTCACGCGGTACGGGGCTAAAGCGCAGGCTCTGCAATACCAGGTGGCTGGGGAGTCTGCCCGCCGCACTAGCGGGCTGCTTGCTGATGCGACACTGGTAAAAGGCATGACTGAATTTGCCAAGACTTACAAGGGCTGAACATGGCAACACTTCCCCTTCTTGAATCAGGTCGCGTTGGCTTCACCCAGGTGCGGAATGCTGTGCTCCCAGAGATCCGCGTCCCGCAGATTGATCCAATCGCCAGCCGCCAGATGGCGCAGGATGCAGGCACCCTGTCGCAGCTGCTAGACCGCATGAGCCAGAGCGCTTTTGGCCAGGCTGCAAAGCTGCAGGAGCAGGCCGGCCTGGAGTTCGCCGCGCAGAACCCGATCACGCCAGCTCAGATTGAGGCGGCAAAAGGCGGGAATATTGGCCCGCTGGAGCTCGGCTCCAACATGAACATCTTTGATGCTGCTGTCCGCAAGGCCCGCAGCCTGGAGTTGGCCACCCACTTTGAGGCCGAGGGCAAGGGCGAGCTTGTCAAGCTGCTGGCCAAGATGGAGGATCCAACCTCTGGGGTCAATGCTGAAACTGTCTCACAGAAGATCGCCACCATGAGCGATGGCCTGGGCAAGTCGCTGGCGCAGATCGACCCCGATGCCGCGTACAAGTTCCGCGCCAGCATGGCCACCTACGGCAACACGGTGCTGAAGGCTGCGTATGAGAACGATCTCAAGCGTGCCAAAGCCGTGCGGATCGCCAAGTTCGACGCGACCTTCGACGCTGGAGTGCGGCTGCTTGAGCAGGCTGCGACGACCGACCCCGACAACTTTGAGGCTCAGGCCCAGGTGTTCCGCGAGAATGTGCTGGTGCAGTCGGCGCTGATCGGTGACGCGAGCATCCAGCAGCAGTACAGCACCAAGCTGGAGACGGCGGTTCGCAACGCGAAGATCCAGGCCGTGAGCAAGGAGCTCCAAGGCGATGCCTACATGGCCGACC